TCAATATGGCGAGATTGGTGGCCTCCAACCCATGTTTCTGTAAATGGGCCTTGCATACCAATATCATTATCGGATCCATAAGTATCAGAATGAAGATTTGTTAATATTACGCCCTGTTTAAATTTTGAAACGACTGCTGTCTGATATCCTGTAGTTACAGATCCAGAAATAAGATTAGCTGGCCATGCTATTTCTCCCTTGACAATCGCATTATAATCCTCATCGGAATTTCTAGCGGCGGAGGAACTAAGTTGAACACTCGCTCTTCTACCTGATATGGCAGTAAGTCTCCACTTTCTTTTTTCATTTGGGACATCTTCATCTACACAATCAATAAAAGCTTCTGTTCCTTGACCCTCACCTAATCCAACAACTAATACATTTTGTGGAATACCCTGTGGGAATTGTTGGGTAACAGGTCCGTGAATATGAGTGGCATCCCAAACAATATCTCTATTCTTGTTTTGTCCGTAGTTAATACCACCATGAATGTTTTTATCCATAGCAGCCGAAAATCTATGCAATTTACTAAAGTTTCTTAGTGCATAGGTGCTACCCGCATAAGCAACCCCCGCATCGGTAAACTCAGCTAAATACTTGCTATTATTGCCAGAATTTAAGTTATCTAGTATTGATTGGCGGTCAGCTATGTTAGTTCTTTTCTTTCTGTGCTTTTGCCAGAAGCAATTCTCATTTTCATTTCCGCTTACTGGGGCGTGACCAAATTTCCAATTGTAGAATAATTCGTTTATACCGTGAGCGTAGCCCTCTGTCGCTGAGACATCGATAAGAATCGGAAACTTACGATCAAGCTTGCTTCTTTCAAGAACATGGCTTTCTATTATGTTTCTTGAGGTTTCTGAGAATTTGGCGGACGCTGGAAACAGCTGGCCCAATGCAAACATTATCGAAGTATCAATCCATTTATAAAACTCAAAAAACTTTTCGGGCTCAACTCTATTCTCCATTTTCTCGAAGAAAAGTCGAGCAAGCTTCTCCATCTCTTTATAAGATCGCTTATAGCCATCAATCGGGTAACCAATTAAATCATTAAACTCAATGAGAGAGGCAAACATGTTAAGCATTTCTTGGGAGATAACACCATGATAACTTTTCTCAAAGGAATAAAAATTATCACTTACATCGTCATCATCAGTTAATAACATAGTGTTCGCGTCATTCTTGATTGTTACCCCATCTGAAGACATGAGGACGCCGAAGTTTCTTTGTTTAGCAGAGTAAATAAATTGTCTATCAATTGCCTTGGTTGATGAGGTTATGAAGTCTTGTCCCTTAAACGGATACTTACGGCCCGTTATTGAACCGAGCCAAGAGTTTCTTGAGGCGTCCTCCGCTGAACCAGAAGAGAAATCAAATCCTGTAATGACCCCAGATGCGTTGGAGCCCGTGATGGTATCAAATCTCCAGTGAAGCGCCAAGGTTTCATAATCCGTCAGTTCATGATATTCTATGCCCGTATGTACATTGTCTGGCCTAAAAGGTGTTTTTGTTCCTGTATTATCAGGATTAAATGAATGATACTGTATTGTTTGGTCATCCAAATAGGATTGCCAGTATTTTACATCAGTAATTAATGCATCTGACTTGAGAAGAGTTGAGCCTGTGAAGTTTGTCTTATGAGCACCAGCGTAGATGCGGGTTGGAGATGTTAACAGTGCTCTTCCCTTTGCATTTGAGATACTGGCGGACACAGAAAAACTATTTTTTGTTGTGTCCCCTTCTGAATTATACCCAACGAATTCGGCGTAATAGGAAGCACCTGTTGAGCCAGACAAGCCATAAGTGTAAGGGTATTTTGTGTTAACGATTCTAAAAGCAAAATTCCACTTATTGTTTTCATAAACGTTAGGGTACACGGAAGATGTTAATCTGAATCCACCGTAAGAACTTGTGGCAACAAAATAAGCATCTTTGCTTTCGTGTTCAGGCTTTACAGCATAAATTTGCAAGTCTCTGTCGTTAGCACTGAGGCGTCCCCAAGTATAGTCTGCGGGAGTGCCCTATGAAAACCATAAATTGAAGATGTATGAAATTGTTTTGGAAAATAGCCTTCATCAAATTTTTTAAGCTGCAAGGGAAAAATCGCCTCGCACTCAGTAGTAAACGCAGTGTATCTTTCGTTTTCTGTTTTGGGTATGTAAGAATAAACTGTTCCAAGAGAGGCCGTGTTATAGATTGTTGCTTCTAAGTTGTACCGATTGTTTAGGTTAATCGCTTTTTTCTCAACACTTGCATATTCATAATTGTCTAGAATTGTATATGTTGAGTCGTCAGCATACAGGCTTAATCTCATAACCTCACTATCGATACCAAAGCACCTGAGTAAGTTGCGGAATGATTTTTCAGTTCCCTTAGACTTTAAGA